AGAGATGCACAATATCATATGGCATTATATGAATGGTTGGCAGAGTTAAATAATCAACATGCTGCTATACTTAAAAAACGTCAGATAGCTTCATCATACTTTCATATGGGTAAGATAATAAATACCTATTGGTTTGAAGAAGGTAGTACTTGTAAGATTGGTGCTTCACTAAAAGACTTTATTAATGATAAAGGTTCCTGGAAGTTTCTAGAAGAATATAAAATATTTTTAAATGAACATACTGCTTGGTATAGACCAAGTAATCCAGAAAAGGTTTTATTATGGCAACAACAAATTGAAGTTAAGGTTGGTAATAGAAAAACAGCAAGAGGACTTAAATCAAAGATACAAGGTGGTTCTTTTGAAAAGAATGCAACTACAGGGGTAGGGGGTCCATGTACATACTTCTTTCATGAGGAGGCTGGAATTGCACCAAAGATGTCTGAGACTTATGAATACTTGCGTCCTGCTATGTCATCTGGTATGATGACTACGGGTATGTTTATAGCTGCAGGATCTGTGGGTGATTTAGATCAATGTAATCCTTTGAAAGAAATGATAATGAATCCTGATGCTAATGATATATATGCAGTAGAAACAAACCTAATAGATGCTGATGGAACAATAGGTATGGCAGGTTTATTTATCCCAGAACAATGGTCTATGCCTCCCTACATTGATGACTATGGTAATTCACAAATAGAAGAAGCAATAGAAGCAATACAATTAGAAAGAGAAAGATGGAAAAATGAATTAAATGGTGAACAATTTCAATTAAGAATATCTCAGAAACCATTAAACATTTCTGAGGCATTTGCATATAGAAAAGCTTCAATATTTCCACAAGGTGTATTATCTAAACAACTTAAGAAAATTGAAGAAAAAGAATACCCATATGAATTAATTGATTTAACAAGAGAGCAAGAAGGAATAGTAGCTAAGAGATCTAACAAATTACCTATATCTAGATTTCCTGTTGATAGAAAACAACATGATAAGACTGGTGTAATAGTAGTATGGGAAAGACCAACATCTGCACGTCCAGACTTTGGACAGTACTATGCATCTATTGACCCTGTGTCAGAAGGTAAAACCACAACTTCAGATTCATTGTGTAGTATATTTGTATATAAAAATGCTGTAGAAGTAATTAGAGAAACAGTAGCAGGAGATACAGAACAGTTTATAGAGAAAGATAAAATAGTAGCTGCATGGTGTGGTAGATTTGATGATATAAATAAAACACATGAAAGATTAGAATTGCTTGTAGAATGGTATAATGCATGGACAATTGTAGAGAATAATATATCATTATTTATTCAACATATGATAGCAAGAAGAAAACAAAGATACTTGGTACCTAAACAACAAATACTATTTTTAAAAGATCTTGGTTCTAATAAATCAGTATATCAAGAATACGGTTGGAAAAATACTGGGACATTATTTAAAAGCCATTTAATATCATATGCTATAGAATTTATAAGAGAAGTAATTGATGAAGATTTAGATGATAGTGGTAATGTAATTACACAAACATTAGGTGTAGAAAGAATACCTGATCAAATGCTATTAAAAGAAATGTTAGCGTATTATCCTGGACTTAACGTAGATAGACTGGTAGCTTTTGGTGCATTGATTGCATTTGTAAAAATACAACAATCTAACAGAGGATACTCTAAAAGACGTGAATCAGAGGATAAATCCTTGGTAAACTCAGAAAATTTGTATAAATTAAAGTATAGCCCGTTTAAGAATATTGGTAGGGGTAGAGGTAGTTCAAGTAGTAAGATCAAAAGATCTGGATTTAAAAATTATAAATAGTAAATATGAGAGTATTAAATGCAATGCAATTAAAGAATGGTGCTAAGGCAGAAAGTGGACCTACATTTTCTAGTCTAACACAACCAACTCAATTTTTACCATTTTCTAAAAAGACAGATGATTGGGCTGCTTGGAATCTTGATTGGTTAGAATTACAAGGTATTGAATTTTTACGTTTAAATGCAAGAAGACTTTTAAAGAATTATAAACTTGCTAAAGGTATTATTGATAAAACAGATTACATTGTAGAACCAGACAATGATTATAAAGACATGATGGATGTTCTTACTAAAGAGAATGACTCTGCATTAGAATTAAAGTTTTATCCTATTGTACCAAATGTTATAAATGTATTAACAGGTGAGTTTGCTAAAAGATATTCTAAGGTTCAGTTTAGAGCAGTTGATGATGCATCTTATAATGAGATGCTAGAACAAAAAAGAATGCAAGTAGAGCAATCTTTATTAGCTGATGCTGAGAGACAGCTTACTATGAAGATGCTTGATATGGGTATGAATCCTGGATCAGAAGAAGGATTAAAACAACTATCACCAGAAAATTTAAAAACTTTACCAGAAATAGAAGACTTCTTTAGTAAGTCATATAGAAGTATGGTTGAAGAATGGGCATCACATCAACTTGCAGTAGATGAAGAAAGATTTCATATGCAAGAACTAGAAGAAAGAGGATTTAGAGATATGCTTATAGCAGATAGAGAATTCTGGCATTTCCGTATGCTAGAAGATGACTATGATGTAGAGCTATGGAATCCTGTATTAACCTTCTATCAAAAGTCTCCAGATCAAAGATATATAGCAGATTCAAACTATGTAGGTAAAGTAGATCTTATGACTGTATCTGATGTAGTTGATAGATATGGATATTTAATGGATAAGAAACAACTTGAATCTTTACAAAAAATATATCCAGCAAGATCAGCACAATATCAAGTTAATGGTTATCAAAATGATGGTGCATATTATGATGCTACTAGATCACATGCATGGAATACCCAAATGCCTGGTTTAGCATATAGACAATACACAAGTAATTATTGGAATGATCCATCAGCAGGTGGAGATATCCTAAGTGAAATACTAGATCAGAGTGAAGACATGACACCTTTAGATGAAGGTAATTTAATGAGAGTTTCAACTATATATTGGAAGACTCAACGTATGTTAGGTCATTTAACTAAAATAGAAAATGATGGTGAAGTAACACAAGAAGTAGTTGATGAAACATTTAAGATTACTGAGAAAGCAGTATATGACACTTCTATTTTTAAGAACAAGACAAAGGAAAATTTATTACAAGGTGAGCATATAGATTGGATATGGATTAATGAAGTATGGGGTGGTGTTAAAGTTGGTCCAAATTTACCAGCCATGTGGAGATCTACAATGGGTGACAACATTAATCCAATATATATAGGAATAAATAGAACTAAACCTGGTAGGTTACCTTTTCAGTTTAAAGGTAATAATACACTATATGGGTGTAAACTTCCTGTAGAAGGAAGAGTATTCTCAGATAGAAATACCAGATCAACTTCATTAGTAGATTTAATGAAGGCATATCAAGTTGGGTACAATATGGTTAATAACCAGATTGCAGACATTCTAATAGATGAATTAGGAACAGTAATCATGTTTGATCAAAATGCTTTGCCACGTCACTCAATGGGAGAAGACTGGGGTAAAAATAATTATGCAAAAGCATGGGTAGCAATGAAAGATTTTCAAATGCTTCCTCTAGATACTTCAATTACTAATACTGAGAATGCCACCAACTTTAATCATTATCAGACTTTAAATATGGAGCAAACTAGCAGATTGATGTCAAGAATTCAATTAGCTAATTATTTTAAACAACAATGCTTTGATGCAATAGGTATTAACCCACAACGTTTAGGAGGAGCTGTATCAGCACAAACTGCAACAGGGGTAGTACAGGCTATGCAACAATCATATGCTCAAACAGAGATGTATTTTGTACAGCATTCAGATCAACTTATGCCAAGAGTACATCAAATGAGAACTGACTTAGCACAATATTACTGTAGTAATAATCCAAGTGTTAGGTTATCTTATATATCTACAGAAGCACAAAAGGTTAATTTTACTATTAATGGAACAGATTTATTAATGAGAGACTTTAATATATTTGCTACTACTAAAACTAATCACAGAGCTATCTTAGAGAACTTAAAACAAATGGCTTTAACTAATAATACTACTGGAGCAAGTATCTATGAATTAGGTAATATTGTTAAAGCAGACTCAATTGCAGAAGTAACTGACATACTAAAAGACTCTGAAGTTAGACAACAACAACAACGTCAACAAGAAATGCAACAGCAACAGCAAATGCAACAACAAGCACTTGAAGCAAAAGCTCAGGAAGAACAACAAAAGCTACAAGTAGAGATTTCTGAAAATGATAAAGATAGACAAAATGATATTACTTTAGCTGAAATAAGATCAGCTGGTTTTGGATCTGCAGTTGATATAAATCAAAATCAACAATCTGATTATCAAGATGCTATGAAAGATATTAGAGAAACTACACAGTATAGAGAACAAATGAATCTTAAACGTGAAGAATCAAATTCTAAACAAATGATGGAAAGTAGTAGATTAGATGTTGAAAGAGAGAAAATATCTGCACAAAAACAAATAGCTGACACAAAACTCCAAATAGCAAGAGAGAACAAAAATAAGTATGATGTTGGGAAATCAGGAGATAAAAAATAGGCGTTAGCTATATACTGCTAAAAACTTTTAAATTTTTTTAAATATTATAAGTTTGTTTTAATAAACATTTCTTATATTATATATATAGAAAGTATTAATTATTAAAACCAACATAATTATGAGTTCAGAAGAAACAACTATGGATAGTAAAGTAGAGACTATAGATATTAATTTAGATGAGATCTTTAATGGTGCACCAGGAGGTGACACTATGACTTTACCAGAGGAGAAAAAAGAAACTCCTAAACAAAAAAATATTTTTTCAGGAAATAATAACAAATCAGATTTTTCTTTTGCTGATCCTGATCAAGATGATGCTGATGATTTAACAGCTAAGGTTGAAGAAACCAAAGTAGAAGCAAAAGAAGAAGAAAAAGAAGAGGTTAAAGTAGAAGAAGTAAAAGCAGAAGAAACTAATAAAGAAGATGCTGCTGATATTTTAGATACATTAGACAATGAAACAGAAGAAGAAGTTGTCAAAACTAAAAAAGGTAGAAAGCCAATCAGTGGTATATCTGATGTTTTTTCAAAATTAATTAAGGATGATAAAATTGTTCCTTTTGATGATGATAAAGATTTAAATGATTATACTGCTAAAGACTGGGAAGAGCTTATACAAGCTAATTTAGAGGAGAAGGCTAACCAGGTTAGACGTGAAACTCCTAAACAGTTTTTTGATAGTTTACCACAAGAATTACAAATAGCTGCAAGATACGTAGCTGATGGTGGTCAAGATTTAAAAGGATTATTTTCAACTCTATCACAAGTAGAAGAAAGTAAATCTTTAAATATTAAAGAAGAAAGGGATCAAGAAAAAATTATAACTGAGTACTTAAGTGCAACAGGTTATGGTACTTCAGAAGAGATCCAAGAAGAAATAGAAATTTGGAAAGACTTAGGTAAGTTAGAGAAACAAGCTTCAAAGTTTAAACCAAAATTAGATAAGATGCAAGAAAAAGTTGTTGCAAGAAAACTGCAAGAACAAGAGTTGAAGAAAAAACAACAAGAACAAGCATCTCAAGAATATATGAAAAATGTATATAATACATTAAAAGATGGTAAGATTAATGAAATAAAGGTAGATAAAAAAACACAAGCTATGTTATATAATGGTTTGGTATCTCCATCTTATCCATCTGTAAGTGGTAGAAATACTAATTTATTAGGACACTTACTAGAAAAATATCAATTTGTTGAGCCAAACTATGGTTTAATATCTGAAGCATTATGGTTGCTACAAGATCCAGAAGGATATAAAGCAAAGATAATGGATAAAGGTGCACAAAAAAGTGTAGAGGCAACTGTTAGAAAATTAAAAACAGAACAGGCTAATACTGGTGGATCTTCTTCATTAGGGGTTAAAGACAAAGAACCTTCAAATGCTAGAACAACAGGTAGAAAAAAACTACAAAGGGCTAACAACATTTTTAAACGCATTTAATTAGGTAAATTAAATATAAATGAAAATTAATTATTAATCAAAAACAATCAAATTTATGGCAACTCCAGTTTTAAATAATGGGATTTTCCTACGTGATACAAGCTACAAAGCTAGTTCACATGTTGATTCTTATCACCTTACACAGATGCTTGGCAATGCTGAGCCTATGGATATGGGACCAATTGATTTATGGGCAATGACTCAGAAGGTAGAGATGCCTTTATATCAAATGGCATCATTCGGTGGAAAGAATACAATCATGGTGGACAACGCTAGAGGTGAGTACAAGTGGCAAACTCCTATTGCACAAGATCTACCTTACATAGTAGCAGATATTGACGCTGCAAATACTTCAAAAGGTATTGACGGAACAACTTTCCAGATTAAGATCAACAAAAGAACTTTTGGACATGGTGACATTATTACTTATGATAAGTATAATGGTCTTGAACTTTACATTACAGCTGATGATATTATCCCAGCAGGTGATGGTTATGTTTATACTGTTCAATTAGTAAATAATAACAATGCCGCTACTCTTGATGCAAAATACTTAGCTAAAGGTACAAAGTACTTTAGAAAAGGTTCTGCAAGAGGTGAGTACGGTGAAAGATTCTCTGACATTGAAACAGGTTCAGGTTTCCGTGAATTCTACAACTTTGTAGGAGGAGCAGAAGCACATGTACATTATTCAATTTCTTCAAGAGCAGACTTAATGATCAAAGGCGGATTAAACGCTGATGGTACAGTTCCTGTTACTGAGATTTGGAGAAACTTCAACACAGATCCAAACAATCCATCAGTACCTAGTATTGAAGGACTTGTAGCAAACATGGGTAAAGCAGGTGCTAGAGAAGCATTTGAGAATGGAACTCTAACAAGAACTTTCATTACAAATATGGAAGCAGCTCACTTATCTAAAATTGCAACGGATATTGAAACTTACCTAATGTGGGGTAAAGGTGGTAGAATTAAACAAGATGGACCGGATGATATTAGATTATCTGTAGGTTTATGGTCACAGTTAGATAACTCTTTCAAGAGAGTATATAACAAGTCATCATTTACTCTTGACATGTTTAAGTCTGAACTTTATAACTTCTATCAAGGTAAAGTTGAATTTAAAGGGCCAGACCCACAAAGATCACTTGTTGTACAAACAGGTATTGGAGGTATGCAACTTATCAACAAAGCAATTGCTGATGAAGTATACGGTTCTGGTTTAGTTCAAAATGCAACAGATATTGGGGCTGTACAAGGTTCTGGTATGGATTTAGATTATGGTTTTGCTTACACAAGCTTTACTATTCCTTTCTTAGCTAACGTTAAGTTTGTATTAAATCCAGCATTTGATAACTTAAATACTAATGATATAGAGAATCCACTAATTGATGGAAGACCTCTAAGTTCATTTAGCTTTATTATCTTTGATGTAACAGATGAAGGAAATGACAACATTCACTTGTTGAAACTTTCTTGGGATAATCAACTTAAGTGGTTCTACCAAAATGGTACTATGGACTACATGGGAAGAACTCAAGGTTTTGCTTCTACTGGACAATTCAATGGATATAGAGTTTATATGACTCAGACCATGCCAGCTATTTGGGTTAAGGATCCAACCAAAGTTCTTAAAATAGTAATGAGAAACCCTATTACAGGAGGATCATTCTAAGAACATTAATCAAGTAAATAGGGAGGTGGTCTATACCTCCTCCCTTTTTATTTTAACCTTAAAAATAGAAATTATGGCACTAGATATTAAATTAGCAAATAAAGCATATGAGTTTTCAAACTCAGATGTTTCAAAAATACTTGCTTCAAAAGCATTTGGTAAAGATATTATATCAAAAAATTACGCAGATGACGCTGCAGCAAAAGCTGCTGGGTTAGGTAAAGGTGACATATATCACAACGCAGGTGTTTTAAGAGTTGTACTTACGTAATAGTCAAACAACTTGAGCAAGAGTAAAATCTTGCTTAAGAAACTTAATAATAGGACAGTACAAATTTTTGTACGTTTGACAAGTAGAACAAATTATTAATTTTTAAAACCAAATATTATGAGTGATTACACTATTGTAGAAAAGTATCAACAAGAAAAAAGACAAAGTTCTGTAGCAGTACGTCCTTTTTTTAATCCTAGCAAAGAAAACATGGGGTTAGAAAGTTATGGGCTAGCTCTACATGATGGAGTTTATCATGAAGAATCATTAGCTTGTTTAGAAATGAACGGAGTTAAAAGATATGTAACAGGATTGAATGAATTTGCTCCTGAAGTTAAAATGTTAAAACCAGCTGAAAAGAAGGCTAAGATTGCTGAGATAAGAAGAGTAGTTTCTGAATTAGAAGCTGAACTAGCTGCTAATGTAGTTGATCCAGAAGATAAAGATTTTTGGAATAACTTAACTATAATGAAGCCAGATAATTCTAAGTTTTGGGATAAAATATCTTTAAGATGTGGTAATGATCCTGTATTTTTAGATCCAGATGTTGATCCATATGATAAGATAAAATTACATGCTATAAATGCTGGTGGTTTTTCTATAGTAGCTAAGTCATTAAAAGAAGCTAAAGCAGCTCATAATGCTCCTAAATTTTATTTAGATACATTAGAGGAAACATTAAGTACAAGAACAGAATTAAGTAAACTTAAAAATAAAGCTGTAGTAGAATTAGAAACTTTATATAATAGTAATACTTCTAAGCTTATGTATGTTGCTAAAATATGTGATGTAAATAGTTCACAATATGTTAAGAGTACTCCTAATGATGTGATGTATGAAAATATGGATGACTATATAAATGGTGATGGCTCAGAGTCTAATAAGAAGAGAGCAGCTAAAAACTTTATTAATGTTGCAAAGTTAAGTATGGAGGAAGTAAAAATAAGAGCATTAGTAAAAGATGCACTATTCTATAGATTTATAACAACTAAAGCTGGTGGATGGATAGAGCCTGCTGATAGTGGTGTAAGAATGGGTAAGTCTCCTGATGAAGTAAAACTATTTTTAATGGATCCAAAAAATGATGAGGTTCTTGAATCAACACTTGCAAAAGTAGAACCTTACTGGAACTCATAAATAATATAAAATGAATAATCAAACTCTTTTAATTAAATTAAAACAAAGACTCAATAAGTTAGATAGTCAAGATTTTGACAATATACAATGTTGGCAATTTGTTGAAGCATTTAATAAAGCACAGTTAGAATGGTGTAGAAGAAATCTACATGGTGGTAATATGTATAAAGAGGGAGATGAATTATCTAAGAAAAGAATTGATGATCTTCAACCATTATTGATTGAATTATCATTAACAGGAACTGTGACAGATACATATTTTGAAACAGATAATTTTCCTGTTGACACTTACTTAGAATATAAAAGAGTATCTACAGATGCTACTGATGACTGTTGTAAAGATCCTAGATCCATGACAGTATACTTAGCAGAAGAAGCAAATGTACCACTTATTCTAAGGGATCCATTAAAGAATCCTGATTTTGAATGGGGTGAAACATTTTGTACTATGTTAGATAACAGAATAAGAATATATAGAAATACTAATTTTAATATAGTTAATCCAGTATTAACTTATTATAGAAAGCCAGTATATATTCAAGTAGCAGGTTGTACAGATCCATATACAGGTCAAATAAGTTTGAATAATGTATTATGTGAATTTAAAGATGATTTAGTTGAAGTAATGTTAGATGATACAGCAGCATTGATTGCTGGAGACATAGAAAACTTATATCAACAGAAAAGAGGTCAAGCATCTGCTGAAAGAAATAATTAATATATAATATTTATTTTGTATATTATTATAGTAACAATGAAGTTACGCACAGAGTAAACTGTTAAAATCACTTTTATAACCAGTGAGGGTAATGGTTCCTCACACAAAATAATTAATTATGGCATATTTTAATCATGCATTTAACAAGACATTTTTAGCAACGTCTGTAGCGGGAGCTAACGTTGCAACAAGTGCCTTGACTGCTGGTCAATTTGCTTTAGTAAGTGAACAAGGTGCATTAGGTTCTTGGAAGTCAGTATTGGCTGCCGGAGCTGCTCCAGTTTTAGCTGATCTACCACTTGGTACTCACGGGTACTTAGTACAAGGTTCTGTTTACACTAAAGACACAATTGGCAACAACCCTGGGCATGGGGGTTACAAAGAATCAGTAAAGTCTAAAGGAATTAATCCAAGATATATTACTGAAATGTGGAAAAGTAGTTGTTCTGTAGCAAGTAATGCTACTGCTAAATTATGTTTAGCATCAGACTGCGCTCCATGTGGAAAAACACAATTTATGAGAATTGACGTGAAGGGTTCACCTGCACTTAGATTTTTAAATCACAATGCATATGCAATTGCTGACTCAGCAAATATTTGTTGCGTTGATGGTCAAGAATATTTAGATGCTGGTTTAGTAATTGCTACTATGGCTGAAATGGCTATTGGTAATGGCTTACCAAAATCTGATCCAGGATACGTAGCTGGTGATCCACTTATTACTCCTTTTGTAGGAGAAGGTGATCCTGATGGAGCTAAGACTATTACAGCTATTACAGCTGCAGGAGTTGGTACAGGTTATTCTGTTGGTGCTGCTGCTTTAGAGACAGTAGCTGTTAGTCCAAGTGCAGGTGTTGGCTTAACTGTTGTAGTTACAGCTATTACTGCTGATGCATTAACATATACATTAACTGCAGGAGGAACAGGTTATAGTAATGGTGCACAAACTAACGTTGCTACAACATCTGCGGGTGCTGGTAGTGGTGCTACTGTTAACTATACAGGTTCTGGTGCTGCAATTACAAACCCAACACTAGGTAATTCTGGTGGTTCTGGATATGTTGTAGGAGAAGTTCTTACAGTTGCAGGTGGTGGTGGTAACGGTACAATTACTGTTGCTTCTATTGGTGCTTCAGGTGCAATTAAAGCTGTTACTGTTGCTGATGAAGGAGCTGGATACGCTGTTGGTGATGATGTAACTGTTCAAGGTGGTGGTGCTAATGCTGTTTTAGATGTAGCTTCTGTATCAGAAGGTGCTGTAGAAATTACAACAACTGATGCTGCAGGATTAGTAACTACTGAGTATTACTCAATAGCACAAGCTGTTGGTAAAGCTGCTGCAGGAAATTATGTACCTTCTACTGATCCTAATGGAGCAACTAAGATTTCTGCTTGTGTAACTTTTAAAGGTGCATACGTAGATACTGAATTTGGAAACTGCTCATTTGATACAAGAGATCACTATAATGCTGAGCCTGTTGAAATCATAGTGTCTTCACTAGATGAAACTGGTAACCCATGTAATGATTGTGGTGTAGCATCAAGAACTCCTGGACAAATGCAACAAACTCAAGGTGAAAGAGTAATTAGAGAATTGATTATGTCTGAAAGATATAGACAATCTCCTTACAACCAAGGGAATGCAAGTAGTGCAAGAATCAGAGAAATTGAAATGTCTGATGAATTATTAGATTCAGTTTCTAGAAGCTCTACATACTTAGGATATTACTTCCAGCACAGTGTGCCAAGATTTAATAACCCTACAGGTGTATTTGATAATGATCAATATCAATATAAAGTATATGTAAAATGTGACAATGCAGCCTTAATTACTGCAATGGATAACATGTTCTTATCTTTATCTGCCTGGGCAGGTGCTAACTTTAATCCAGTACCATTTAGTACAACTGGTATTGATGCATAATAGCAACTTCCAATAAGATTTAATCAATCTTAATATTTTAATTAGAGCAGGGGATAAATCTCCTGCTCTTTTTATTTTATATTCTGTTTAATTTTTTGTATATTATTAGTATAGTATAATAAATTGAACTCAAATGGCAGACAAGCATATATTAAGTTTAGAGATTCCCACAGTATCTAACTGTGAATTGTTGTGTATTAAAGACACAAGTCAATACTCTAAAGAACTAGCAGTAGATTGTGAAGAGCTGCAAATTACACTACCTGGATTTTCAGTTCCAGTATTAGTAAAAGTTAACAAAGACTTTGATATGTGTTTAACAGCATGTACTTTAGCATTACAGAAAACTGATTGTGGAACAACACAATCTAATATACCTGATGGAATATACATTATAAGATATAGTGTTTCACCAAACTCTAAAGTATATGTAGAATATAATCATTTGAGAGTAACATCTTTAATGCATACCTATTATGAGGTATTATGTGATTTAGATGTTCATGCATGCCAACCTAACTCATCCAAACAAGATCTACTTGCAGAGATGAGTTACATAAGAACAATGATTGATGCAGCTGTATCCAATGTAGAATATTGTCAAGCACCTGCTCAAGGAATGCAGATTTATAATTATGCTAAAATAAGATTAGATAGAATTATTTGTCCTACAGGAAACTGTGGTCAAAGTAGTTCTAGTAGTAGTAAAACATATTAAGTAATAATTTAAACCAACTAAATTATGAGTTGTGCACATTGTGGAAAAAACTTTACATGTGGATGTCAAAAAGCATCTATAGGGAATGGAATAATAGTTTGTAAGGCTTGTAAGGCTAAAGCTGAAAATGTAAGTACGGGAAGAGATTTAAATTTAGAATTAGCTAGACAACAAATAACGGATTTAAGAAATAAGTAAATATGGCAACAGCAATAGTATCATCATCTAATAAAAGTCAAAAGGAATATAATTCTTTGATGAAGAGGATACAAATTGAACAGAATTTTGCAAATCAAGCATATGCAAATTTTAAAGCTGTTAAGTTTGGTATTAGTGCATGTTGCTATACAGATTTTGAAGATGCAGCAATCCAAAAAGATTTATGTGATTGGAAAAACTCATCAAGCAGTAAAGTAGTTGTTGCAACAGAAACAGTAGGAGTATTTGTAGAACCATTAGCAGTAGTTAATGTAGTAGCTAGTAAGACATGTCCAGCAGTACCATCTAATGTGTGTACTATACTTGACTTAGCAGATATAATTGCAAGAGCAGGAACTTTTTCACAATGTTTTGAGATTGCTTCAGCATCTTGGGTAATAACACATAATTTAGGAAGATATCCATCTGTAACAGTAGTAGATGATAATAATAAAGTAGTTGTAGGAGATGTAAAATATAATAGTACTAATATAATAACTATAACATTTCAAACAGCTTTTACAGGATGTGCATTCTTAAATTAAAGATAAAAAAATAATAATTATAAAAATAAAATAAAATGGCAATTCAATTTCTAACGGGTTTAAATATAGATGGAAACATTGATTTAAATTCAAATCAATTAAAGGAGGTTAGAATAGATAATAACGCTGGTGCACCTTCAGGATCACTAGGAAGAATCTATTATGACACTGATACAAGTAAACTTAGACTTTATAATGGAGGATGGGTTGATATTCAAACAGGTACTGATGGTAATACAACATATGATTTATCAGGTGTTGGTTCAACTAATGGTTCAGCTGGTGTAAGATTAGCAGGATCAGATGGTACTAATGATGATGTATTAATAGTAGGAGCTGGTACAGTAGGAGTAACAAGAAGTGGTAATACACTTACAGTTACAGGTACTGACTCAGCAGCAGGTACAGTAACTAGTGTATCTGGTGGAACTGGTATAACAATAACAGGTTCTGCATCCGTAACACCAACAGTTAATATAGATTATGCTGGAGCAGACAACGCAATTTTAGTTGCTACTACTGCAACACCAGTTGGTGCAGATACAGTATGGTTCTCTGATGCAACAGATAGTACAATCAAAAAAGCTTTAATTTCTGCAATGCCAGGATTTGGAAAAGATGGTACTGTAACTTCTGTAGGATCTGGAGCAGGTTTAACTGGAGGTGCAATAACAGCATCTGGTAGTTTAGCAGTAGATTATGCTGGAACTGATAACGTTATATTAGCAGCAGCTGATGGTACAGGTGTTACTGTAGTAGCAGGAGATAGATTATTAGTAAGTGATGCATCTGATAACAATGCTAAGTATGTAAATATCTCACAGATTACTTCAGCAATTGGAGGTGGTACTGTAACAAGTGTAGATGGATCTGGTGGATCAACTGGGTTAACATTAACAGGAGGAGCTATAACAACAAGTGGTACATTAACTTTAGGTGGATTACTTGCAACAGGTTCTGGTGGTACTGGTTTAACAAGTTTTACAACAGGAGATATACTATATGCTTCAAATAGTTCAACATTAGCTAAATTAGCTATTGGTTCAGCAGGACAAGTATTAAAAGTTAATAGTGGTTTACCATCTTGGCAAGCAGATAGTAATTCAGGTGGTACAGTAACAAGTATTACAAATGCAGCAGATTCAGGAACTGGAACAGCAATTACTACTTCAGGAACATTTACTTATTCAGGTGGAACAAATATTACTACTTCAGTAAGTGGAACTACAGTAACTATTAATACTAGTGCAACAACTAATGTAGGTACTGTAACTTCAGTAACAGCAGGGTCTGGTATGACTCAATCTGGAACCTCAACTGTCAATCCAACATTAAATGTAATTGGTGGAGATGGTATTACAGCTAACGCTAATGATATAGAAGTAGATAGTACAGTTGTTAGAACATCAGGTGCTCAAACACTTGCTGGTGTAAAAACTTTTTCAGCTTTACCTACTATACCATTAACTCCTTCAGCTACAACAGACGCTGCATCTAAAAATTATGTAGATACACAGTTAGCTGGCTCAGGGGTGTTAATCTTCCAAGGAGGATATAATGCAGCTACTAACTCACCAGATCTTGATTCTAATCCAAGTTCAAGTATTAAAAAAGGTTGGTCATATGTAGTTACAAATGACGGTTCATTCTTTACGGAACAAGTAAGAGCGGGTGATTTCTTAATTGCTAATCAAGATGCTCCTACAGCTTTAGCTGATTGGACAACTGTTCAGAGTAATATTGACTTAGCTTCAACTACTACTCCAGGTATAGCATCATTTAGTTCTGATAATTTTGCTGTTAGTGCAGCAGGTCAAGTAACAGTTAAAAATGGTGGTATTAATATTAATGAACTTGATTTTACACCAAATACAATTATTGGTACTGATTCAGATATTAATACTAGTGGTGTAGTAGTAGTAGATCAAATTAATGTTACTGATGGTGTTATTACATCAATGAGTACAAGAACTCTACCAGATGCAACAAAAACTTCATCTGGTGTAGCTGAGACAGCAACACAAGCAGAAGTTGATGCAGGTACAGCAGGAGATGATTTAATGGTTACACCAGCTACATTAAAAGCTCATATTGATGCAGATTCTTATACAGCAACGTTCCCATCAACTGCAGCAGCTTCAACAAGTATTGCAGCAGGAACACATGGTTTGGGAACTGGACCACTAATTGTTCAGTGTTATGTAGTAGCTACTGGAGCACAAGTTCAATTAGATATTACTGTTAATCCATCAACTGGAGCTGTGACTTTAGCAACTGAGTCAAATCAAACTGCTAATTCATTAAGAGTAGCAATGATGAAAGTAAGATAATATAAACTCACATATTAAGGGGGTCTTAGATTAATAGAATTTAAAACCCCCTTTTTATACTTAAATTATTATCTTAGCAATAAAATAAAATATAATGGCAATACAGTTTTTATCTAGTGTATCAATAACAGGAACTACAAGTGTATCAAGTATAGCTAATGACAATAGCTCATATACAGGTATACTAGTTTGGGATGGTGGTAATTTAAAATATAGAACCAAATCTCAGATACTTAGTGATATTGGTGCTACAGGTAATACTGGTACAGTAACCTCAGTTACAGTACAAGGTACAACTGGGCTAAGTGGTAGTGGTACAATAACAACTTCTGGTACTATTACTTTAACAAACTCTGATAGAGGATCTAGTCAAAACATATTTAAAAGAGTTGACTCTGATTCAGGTACAGCAATAGCTGATAATAATGATGATACTTTAAGTATTCAAGGTGGTACTAATGTTACTACCTCAGTTACAGGTGATGTTCTGACAATTAATGCTACAGATACTACTACTAATTATTATTTAACTAGTTTAAGTTTTAATACAGGTACAGGTGTTCTTACTGCAGCACGAAATGGTCTGTCTTCTGTTACAGTAGATCTTGATGGTAGATACTTAGAACTTGGTGGTGGTACAATGTCAGGAAATATTGCAATGGGTAATCAAAACATAACTGGTGTTAACGAGATAGAGTTTGATGATGGTTTTAAACTTTTTGGAGGAGGAAACAATAATTACCTAAAAGCAAAAGCAGCAAACAATACTAACGGTGGTATAATATTCCAAGATGGTGACAGTGAAACAATGGGTTATTTGTATTGGGACGGTGCATCAACTGCAAATTTTGGATTCTTAGATGGCACAGGATCTTGGGCAGTAAGATGTAGAGAAAATGAATATGTTCAATTGTATTATGATAACGCAGCTAAATTAATAACAAAATCTGACGGGGTTGATATAACTGGAGAGTTACAAGCAGATAGTTTAGATATAGACGGTAACGCAGATATATCAGGTGATTTAATTATCTCAGGTGGTGATATTACTTTAGGTGGTACAGGTAGAATACAAGGGGTAGATACAGTTAGTTCTGGAACTGACGCAGCAAACAAGACTTACGTTGATAATGCTGTTGCAGGTGTACCTCAAGGTGATATTACAAATGTAAGTACAACCTCACCAATAACTGGGGGTGGATCAAGTGGTTCTGT